CGGGTAACCCGGGCGTAGTCGCCGCCCAGCGGCGCATAGTTTTCTTTTTCGCGAACCTCATCGATCGACAGCCAGCCCGAGCCGCCCGAGCCACCCAAGGCAGCCTGGAAGTAGGCGGCTCGCCCGGCGCTGTCAGCGCGCAGCAGCCCCTCGACCACGAACTCAGCGAAGCGTGGGCCTGAGCCGAACAGCTTGTCGTTCAGCTCGTCCTCGATCGTATCGATGTAGGGCTTGAGGCCGAAGGTGATGTAGCCGGTGAGCTGCTGCTCAAGGTTCGAGCCCATGATCGAGGTCTTGCCGGCGCGGTTGGCCAGCCACAGCGGAACGCCGTAAATGCCGGCCAGGGCTTCTTCCTGAAACTGCTGCGACTCGATGAACTGCGCATCCTTCTGGCTGATACCGGCCGGCACGATCTTCGGGTTGCCTTGGAGGATGGCCATCTTGCCGATGTCGTCGGCATCGGCCTTGCGCACGTCAGGGAACTTCTCCATCACCTGAGCCTGCTGGGCCTTGGTCAGAAACTGCTCGTAGATGACATAGCCACCAGTGAAGCCGCCCTTACGCATGAACCGCGCAGACCATTGCTGGCCTGCCTTCGCTAAGCCCATGGTCTCGGCCTGGTGCTCTATCGGCGAAAGACCGACGATGCCATCCAGGCTGAACAACTTGAAATGCAGCATGTGCTCAGGCGAGACCGGATAGGGATCGCCTGCGCTGGGCGTGACTACGTAGATCAAGTCGTCCTCGGTGTCGATCTTGACCGTACGCCAATCCAGAGGAACAAGACCTATGGGATCGCCGTGGATGTTTCGCTCGATCAAGGCAAAGGCGTTGCCACGCAGCGCCATGTTCACAACCACGAACTTGAGGAAGTTCAGCATGGTCATGTAAGGATTCGGCTTGCGCAGCAGCTTGAGAATTCGGTCGTTGCCGGTGACAAGCGTCCGGCCACCCTCCTTGTCCTCGTATAGCTTGAGCGGCAGGCCGCTCAGTGACTCGGACAGGATCTTGACGCATGACCAGACCATGCTGATCGAAAGAGCGGTTTTCGCGGATACCCGCACGCCAGCCTTGGTGCGCTTGCCGCCCACCTCAAGGTCAACCTCGACATAGTCGCCCGTGGCCGGGTCGGTATAACCGAAGAAGCCCCATGTCGCGGGGTTGTACCATTTGAATGCCATGGTCAGCCTATGAGTTCGAAGAACCCGTTTTCGAGATAGTCAGCCATGCCGCCCTGCGCCTCTGGGTTCAGGGCGATAAGCGTCACGGCGTTGAACAGCGCCATCAGCGGGTCGATCTTTGCTGAGCCGCTTGCCTGTTTGGTGATGAGGATTGCATTGCCGCGAGGCTCGACCCGTGCGTTGCCGCAGCACCAGGCCATCAATGGCTGACCGCCATGCCACAGGCCACCCTCTGCCAGCTTGCGCTCGGCGGTCTTGATCGCGCCGCCCAGGGTGTAGCCCTGCTTCACGCCCCCGATCTTTTCTCGGGGGATGCCTCGGGCCTCCAGGGCATCGAGAATCGCGCCGATTCCAACAGGGTCGAGTCCAACCTGATCGAGGAGGCCGGCTTCTTCCACCTGGGCGACCAGGTCGGCAACTTGATCCACATCGTCGCCGATGCGCTCGACCAGGGTCAGGTGACCATCGTTGGCGAAGTCGCGGATGCGCGGCGCCTCAGCCTTGCGCCGCTCCAGCACCGAGGGGTGAGCCCAGGCATGCGTCCAAGTAAGCCACCGGCGGCTATCGCGCTCACGGCCCACTGCGGCAAGGCCGAGCAGGTCATCAAGGCCACCGCCGTCGATGCCGATGTCGATCACCTCGCACCGCTCGATCAAGTCCTCCAGCGTACGGCAGTCATCCGATGCCTGCCGCTCCCAGTAGTCAGCGCCGGCCCAGCGATCCGAGAGGAGCGCCAGGCCGATCTCAACGTTAAGGTGCTTGGCCAGGAAGCCGCGGAACGATTCTTCACCATCCATCTGGGCTTGGGCATAGCCGCGCTCGATGAACGGTTCATCAACCGACAGCCCCAGGTTGGGGTTGGTGATGTAGGCGTTGGAAAAGTCCCGATGCGCGCCTGCGTCGAGCAGCGCCTTCGGGAACTCGTACAGCACCGGCAGGAACGATTTGTCGACGATCTCGCCATCCCTAACCTTGCGGGCATACATCAGCTTTTGCCGGAACACACCGGCCGGCGGTGCATCGGACTGGGTTGTGGCCCAGATGATGAAGCCCTCGGGGCGCGATGCCAGGCCACCCGTTGCCTCGCGAAGCATCGCCTCTGCATTGTTCCGCTTGCCGAACACCCACAGTTCGTCGACGAAAACGCCAATAGCCTTCTTGCCCGACACTGTCTCACTATCGGCCGCCACCACCTTCAAGGTCGCGTTGGTCTGATGGTGCGTCACCGTGCGGATGTGGTCCTGAACCTTGAGCAGCGCCGACAGCTCGTCATCGGCCCGCACCATGTCGCGGATGGGGATGTAGGAGTTATCGGCAATCTCCTTGGTCGGCGCCAGGATGATGAACTCGCCCGATGGTCGCCAGTTGAGGATCAGCGCCGTCAGCATGATGCCGGCAGCGATCGTCGACTTGCCGTTCTTCTTGCTGATCAGCAGCATGAACTCGCTGACCAGGCGACGCCCCTCGTCCGGGTCGTAGGCGCCGAAGATCGCTGCGACAAACTGGTTCACCCAGTCACGCACCGTCTCGGACATGAGCGGGCTGCCGGTGGCATCAACCATGCGCAGCGCCCCGAACACTTCCAAGGCCTCCTCAGCCTCAGTTGGGAACAGCGGGTCGAACGGGATCAGGCTTTGGCGCGCAACGATGCGTCGCTCCCAGTCAGGGCATGCCGTTGTCCAATCCATCACTTCACCGATCGCAGTGGGCCACGACGGGCGCCGAACTTACCAGCGGCCGCCTCGGCAGCCTTATCTTTAGCCTGCTCCTTCTTGCCACTCTCCCCTTTCCGGGGGTGGACGAAAGGCATCAGGGCCTTAGCTGCGTCCACGCGCAGCTTGGCCTCGGTGCCTAGGTCGTTCATCACCGCGAGCAGGAAGTCTTTGGGGTCCTTGTGGGATAGCGCCTGGGAGAGGTCGAAACCGGCCGGCTCCCACTCACCTTCGAGGCTCTGGGCAGCTGCTGCAGGCTCAGTCGGCGATGTCCTCGGGGGTCGTTCCGAAGCGCCGCCTTTAACATCGTCTTTAACATCTGCGTTAACATCACCAGGCATCAGGCCAAGCGCTCGGAGCTTCTTCAGCTCGGCGGCGACATCGGGATCCTTGGCCAGCCGTGATCCTGCTGCAGATGCTGATTTTGCTGGGCACCCAGCCGCAATGGCTGCGTCTCGATTGGACGCACCTCCCCTCAGCGCGGCGATGAAAGCGCGCTTCTTGGGTGTTAAAGCCATTTAACAAAAATCCTGTGGGGGAAAAAAATCTGTACGTGGGGTCGGAGGCGGTCTAGCTAGATGAGAATCTCGATATTTTGACCTCCCCCCACCATGAAGCACGTAATTGGCGTGCCTCGAAGACCGTCGGTCGCCCTTGCGCCATTCCTCTGGCGGTCAGCCACTCAGGCCGGCAGCCTCCTCGGCCTGCTTGACCGAGTCGTGGCAGAGCTTGCACAGCGACTGCCAGTTGTCCTGGCTCCAGAAAAGATCCTTGTCGCCGCGGTGAGCGACAATGTGGTCAACGACGCTTGCCGCAGTGGTCCTGCCTATCTTGGCGCAGTAAACGCACAGCGGGTTATCGCGCAGGTACTGCTCCCTCGCCTTCTGCCACTTGTAGTCGTAGCCTCGCTGGGAGCTGGTCATTCCGCTCCGCCAGCTGCCTGGCGTGACCGTCTTGACCCGTGATCCTGCGCTTTCCTTGATGCGGGAACCCAAGGTCTTGAGCCTGGCCATCACTGCGTCACTCTGTTGAGCGCCTCGTCGGCCTTGTCGGCTGCCTGGGTCGCGGTGGTTGCTGCCTTCGATGCCTTGGTCGCGGCACTCTCGGCCTTGCTGGTCAGCTCGTCCAGGCGCTGGTCACGCTCAGCCATCGCGGCATCGTAGGCCTGGCGGATCTCGTCCACCTGGTGGGCCTGAGTGCTGACCATGGCCCAGTAGGCAGTCTGCCATCCCAGCACCGCGCCGCCGGTAATAAGCACAGCGGCAATCAGCCAGACCTCTACCCGTCGCCACCAGCGGCGAGCGATGAATTCCAACGCGCATTTGTCCATCAATGGCCACCTCCAAGCTGGGCTCGAAGCCGCGAGATCTCTTCACTCTGGGTCGTGACCTTCTCGGTCAACTGCTCTACCTGCCTGGTTAGCGCGAGGATGTTGCCCTCCAGGCGGCCAACAGATATGGCCAGATCGTTGCGCTCCTTTGCGAACTGATCAGCACGGGCCTCTGCCAGTTTGCGAGCTTCACGTTCAGAATCGAGCAGTTCATTCAGGCGCCGGACGGTGCCAATATCGGCGTTGTCCATGGCTCGGTCGGCGGCATCCTTCGAAAGGAACTTGCGCAGCCAAAGGAAGCCACCCAGCAATACAGTGCCCGTTCCACCCAGCCAGGTGGCTGTGCCTGGGCCGAGGTCGGTCGGGTCCATCAGTTGCTCCGATTCACTGGTGAATTATTAATGCCCTGGGCTCGCCGCTTGTATTTGAACAACTTGAGCAAGTATTTCTTGCGGGAGGCTCGGATTTTAGCGTCCTCAAATGGCGTCGCCCGGCCCAGCTGATCATGGATTTCGTCGATCATGCATAAGCGGTACTTGTTGCGGCGTCGATACTCGCGGTAGATGGTCACTTCGCCTGCCTCCATCAGCTGCGATGCAGTAGGCCGCCGGGCTTCAGCTCGTCACGGATGACTTGGCGCACCGTATCTGCCGCGTCACCGTCCAATGCGCCCATGCGTCTGGCGTTGGCGATATCCGCTGCCTCCTGGCGCCTTAAATCTTCAGCTGCCTGTCGAGCGGGCTTCTCGCCTGTGATGTAACCGCTCATATCGATTGCTCGAAGGTTGTCGCCCTGGCCAGCGACCTGGCTGGTCAGCGCATATAAGGCGCGACCTTGAGCCGTGATCGGAGAGCCTTGAAGTGTGACCTTGCCCTCGCATGAGGTGACACGGGACCGGTTATCCACGTCGAGATCGCGAATGTCCTGAGCTGCTTCATCGTTACTCTGGCCGGGGCCAGCAGTGGTGATCATCTTCACCTCGGCGTAGATCCGACGATTGCCATCGTTCAGCTCAAGCCGGACACCTTCATGGATCTTCCAGCCGGCCACCCCGGGCACATAATTGGCGCTTTGCATTTCTGTACCCCGAACGAAAAAGGCCCGCCGAAATGGCGAGCCCTTAAATTGACCAGACAAATAAATATAACCCTAGGCGCATATTTTTGCTTTACGAGTTATGCGCCTAGAGGTATAATTCTTCCATCAACTAAACAAGGAGACGGAGGTGCAAAGCAGGCAGTTGATCAAGGAGCTTGAAGCAGCTGGATGGGTTCTAAAACGTGTCACCGGAAGCCACCACATCTTCAAACACCCCAACAACCCAAACTCGATACCAGTGCCACACCCCAAAAAGGATCTACCGATCGGCACGGTAAAGAGCATCAAGGAAAGAGCCGGGTTGAAATAACCCGGCTTCACCCTTTGCACCTCTGTAGGAGACGACCATGCAATACCCAATCTGCATCGAGTGGGGCGACGAGAACACCGCCATCGGTATTCAGATCCCCGACATTCCTGGCGCTGTAACAGCTGGCGACACCTTCGAGGAGGCCTATGCCTCAGCTGTCGAGGTCGCCCACATCATGCTGGAAGAGATCGCTGGCAGTGGCCAGGCTATTCCCATGCCGACCAGCGCAGCGGCACACCGGGGCAATCCGGACTTCGCCGATATGGGCTGGGGCATGCTGGAAATTGACATCACGCCGTACTTGGGCAAGACCGAAAAGGTCAATGTCACCCTGCCGGGCTTTGTGATCCAGCAGATCGACAGGTACGTGCGAGACCACAACGTAAAGAGCCGATCATCGTTCCTGGCTGACGCCGCTATGGAAAAGCTGGGACGCTAGAAACGCAAAACCCCGGCTGCAATAGCCGGGGTTCTCGGTGTCGCGTTGTTTGCAAGCTGGACACGCTGCTATGAAAACAGGTGTTTATCCGCCCGCATAGAACTTTTTACGCTGCCTCTCGAATCTGTTCGAGCGCGCAGTCGATCCATGCCACTCCCGCCTTGATGATCTCCCGGGCCTTGCGCTCGGACATGCCCGCCTCCCGGCCGACCCGCATAGCAGGGTGCTTGTAGCCGTAGTACGCCCACACGAAGTCGCCCATCTGCTGGTTGCGCTTCACCAGCCTGGCCACTGCTCCATCCACGACCAACGCCAGATCGTCCGTGATCACGTGCTGGCGTGCGCCTCCCACAGATGGAATGTTGTCCCTCATCAGTGCGTAGAGCGGCGAAACGTACCGGGGCACGCCCATCTCGCACATCCGCCAGAATCCCCACTGCTCGAGCATGTATTCGGTGTCGCCCAGCGCCTTGTCCACGTAGGTTCTTTTCTTCATGCAGCCCTCCGGGGCGTTGGATCGTTGTCCAGGCCGAACAGCTCGCACAGCAGCTTGTAGGCGTGTTTGTTTTTTGCGCCACCTTGGATGATCCAAGCTTTGGCGTACTGCTCGAAGCCATGGCTGGCCCGTGAACCAAGCCAGTCCACCACAATGTCCATCAGGGCCGCAGCGCCGATACGGCCATTGGGCTTGTCCAGCATCATGCGGTTGCCCTTCTTTAGGAATTCCCGCTCCACCGGGGTCAAGATCTTGTGCGGCATGACCGCTGCGACGTTACTCATGGCCAGCTCCTGGCTTGGATTCTTGATTAAACATCCTCCCTTGGGATGGATGCTGTGAGGTGCTGCAACCCGCGCCGTTAGTAGCGTCAGGGGTGGCAGGCTCGGTTTTGTGTCCCGGCAGTGTCTCGGTGTGGATGGCGGCGAATCCCTGCCCGTCGAGATGCTTGTGCCAGGCCTCCAGCGCCTGACGCTTCAGGCCCTCGGCGGTGGTGTGGATGTAGGTAGCGTCGAGGTCCTTCATGGCGTGGTTCAGCAGCAGTTCGCCCACCATGTAGTCCACCCCAAGGTCGGTCCACGCCGTGCGGGCCACCTTGCGCAGGTCATGGCTCGACCATTCGCCCTTGGCCAGATCAGTGAACAAGGTGTTGGCCTTGCTCGGGCTCAGCGGTGCACCGTGGCTACCCGGGAACAGCAGCGGCCCAGTGTAGCCCTGGGCGACCTGCAGGCCTTGGTATCGGCGCAGCAGCGCGCAGGCCTGGACCGTCAGCGGCAGCGTGTGCTCGGCCTTGGTCTTGGTATCCCCTGCCGGGATGAACCAGCGCCCTGCATCGAGGTTGACGTTGCGCCAGCGCGCCAGCCGGGTCTCACCCAGACGGGAACCGTGGCACAGCATCATCAAGGCCAGCATGCAGCCCGCCGGCTCCACCTCGAAGCGCTCGGTCACCACCAGCAACAGGCCGGGCACATCGTCACCACGCAGGCGCGCCGGTCGGGGCCTGATCCGGGTCCGCACGAAATCGGTGAACTTCAGCGCGGCCATGGGGTTGGCCGGCAGCATCTCCAGGCGAAGGGCTTGGCGGAGCGCCACCGAGAGCACCCCGTAAACCGAACGCACGAAGGACAGCGCATAGCGCTCCTGCATCGGCCACATCAGGCGCTGGTCGATCGCCTGCTTGTTGGTCTCGGCCAGCGGCAGGTCACCCAGACGAGGCACCAGGTGGCGATCCAGGGCGGACTTGGCGCTGGCCTTACGCTTGGCCGACAGCCCCCGGTCACGGTTCATCCGGTCGCGGTACCACGCCAGCACGTCGCCCACCGTGGCCCAGTTGGTGGTGGTCGACTTGGCGTCGGCATCGGCTGCCCGGCGCGCCAGGATCGCCGGCAGCGTGGCCAGCATGGTCTTGGTGTTGATCCCCGGGTAATCGCCGGCCTTGCCCCATCGACCGCGTACAACGACGTGCCAGGCGCCGCGGGAGCGGTCCACG